TTCTGCGTGGAACCGGAAGGGTTGAACGTCCCGTACTTCACCATCAGTATGATGAGTGGCCGGTTGGAAGAGTGTGTGGCACACCTCAAAGAAGTCAGTGATGCCCTGTGCGAGAAGCATGACAGGGAGAAAGCGGGGTGATCAATGTCATTTCTATCCCGCTTGTGGCGTACCGGTCTAGCCAGTACCGCTGACTATGTCCCTTTCTCCGAGAGGTTTGGGTTCCGGCCACGGGGTAGCGATACCGTACGCTTCCGCAGGTACGAGCCGTTTGATGTGGCGTGCACAACCCAGTTGGAGATCAGTGACACGATCAGTGGGTATACAGCGACCGCTGTTATCACGGATGAGGCGGCTGACTCAGCCAACTTCAACATACTTGGCGAATGGCGCAAGCTGTACGGTCAGCACATGGCAGAGCTACGTGCCAATGTTGAGAGCGTGACCTACAACACAGCTGTTCAGTCGACCAACCGCCTTACCGGTCAGTCACTCGGCGAGCTTGTCAATGGTGAGATCGGTACATGGAACAACTTCACGATTTATGAGACACCCGAACCTCCGGCCCCGCCCATTGTGGACGAGGATGAGGAGCCAGACATTAACTTCATAGCTATAGAGGAGGACTATCGTATGACTATTTACGAGGAGTTCCGTCAGAGAATGATGGAATGTGGCCTGCCTGTCGGCGAACTGTGTGAGGAACACGTTGAAGAGTTCGTTGACAACAAACACCGTGTGACCAACCTGCTTGGTCTGAATCCGGACACGCTCCGACTCAAGGTCAAGGTCGACCTGCCCGAGAACAGCCGGGATCATCTCGGCCCTCAGCTCAGGCACTGGATCGAACAGCTGGAGAATGAGAATGGCTTCACGCTCACGACCACGCCTCGGGCGTTGATCACCGACTCTCAGGGAGTCGAGCACAAAGCGACTCGTTTCCTGAAGAACTTGGTCGGTGATGGCGACAGCGCAATATCCCAGTGGGTACTGCAAGAGACAGGCTCACGCAGTAAAGAGGGTGTGTACCGGGCAAGTATCTTCTGGTCGAAGCTGGGAGAAATCCTCGGGTCACCGTTCATTGACATGTACCTGTCAGCCAACCCGAGTGACATCCTGACCTGCTCGCATGATGGTGGCTTCAGCTCCTGTCTGCGCCCGGGTGGTGAGTACTTCGCATCGGTGGCGTCTTATCTCAGGGATGACTTCACGTTCCTCTGTTATGTCGGAACGCCGACCAAGAAAACTGGTCGTGCCTTTGTCTACCTAGGCCAGTCCGGCCTAGACTTCATCTTCAGCCGGAGCTACGGATCATTCACCGACCACCACCGTAAGCTCGGACGTCAGGTCATTGAGCGTTCGATCGCCCGTACCATGGGACTCCACAACCACTGGATCAAGCGGTCGGCTGGGCTGTGTAGCCAGTCGTATGCGTATGGCGTGTACTTCGATGGCGGGGAGTCTGACTATCTACGTCATGATTCCGAACGGCACTCGCACCCACAGGCCGCCACGCCACCGTTCAAGCGGGTCGCCTGTATCTTCTGTGATGAGACCGGCATCTCCACCTCCGCTATCCTTTGCCCTGACTGCTCATATCACACCAATAGCGACGGCATCTGCTGTGGTTGTGATGGGCATGTCGGTCAGAACGATATATACCGTGACCAGCATGGGCGCACCCACTGTGAGTCCTGTTACTATGAGTCATACACCAGCTGTGGTTGTTGCGGAGATGAAGTCAGCACCGATAACGCGTACTACACCGACTGGGATTCGTACTGTGAGGCGTGCTTCTATGAGTCCTACTTCCACTGTGCCCATTGTGGCGAGACCACCTCGAACGACGATGCACGGTCGGTCTCCGGTGATAGCTGGTGTCCACACTGCATAGAAAACCAAGGGTTGGTCGGATGCGAAGAATGCTATGACTACACCGATGACTACATCTACACCGAGAGCGGGCACACCTACTGCTCAGACTGTCAGGGTGATCACGTCACAGAATGTGACATCTGCCACGAGTACAAGGAGAACGACACCATAACGACCATCGCTGAGGACGGACGCGAGGTGTGCCAAGCGTGCCTAGAGGACAACTTCTCTGGGTGTAATGAGTGCGCCGTCCTGTGTGACACCGATGATCTTAACGAGGACGGAGTCTGTGAAGACTGCGCCGAACCAGAAGAGGAGGCAATATAATGACCAAGCTCAAAGAGTTCGTCAAACTGCTGGAGGTTCCTAACGAACAGATATTCAAGTACCTGCAAAAGAACTACTTCAAGAAAGGAGACTACATCACAGATGGAGATAACTATTTCTATCAGGACAACGCCAGTCCGATCCTGCTCGTGGCTCACATGGATACCGTGACCCGCAAGAAGTGCAAGGTCGTGGTGAACCGTAACGTCCTGACCAACAAGCACCCTGATCCGCTCGGCGGGGATGACCGGGCCGGTATCTTCGGCATCATCGAGGTACTCAGGGAGTGCGAGGAAGCTAAGCTGGCCAAGCCTAGCATCCTTATCACCAACTACGAGGAGAGCGGTGGCCGTGGCGTCAAGGCGTTCATCACCTCGGATGAGTTGCAGATCGAGCACATCAATCTCATGGTGGAACTCGATCGCAAGGGTGCCACCGAGTATGTGACCTACGCCGACATCGACAAGAAAGTCGAGCAGTACGTCGAGTCGTTCGGCTTCAAGTCCGGATGGGGTAGCTACTCCGACATCGCTGACCTGACTGATGCGTACTTCATTCCGAGCGTCAACCTGTCCATCGGCTACTATGAACAACACTCCAGCCGTGAGTACCAGCATTTCGACGAACTCCTCCTGACCGTGGATCGTGTCATCGATATGATCGTCGATCCGCTTACCGAACTGTATCCGGTGGTGCCCCGATTTCGCAGTTACGGAAACGGGTACAAGTACGGGGGTTATGACGACTACGATTACTACGGATACTCGAAGTTCAACAACGTCACCACTGCTGATTACATGGAAGAAGATGAGGACGACGGCGACGGCACAAGGCAGCCGGAACGTGACTGGCAGGAGGACGACCTCGACCTGCTTGAAATACTGTTCTGGGACTTCATCGACGAAGAGATGACGGACGGCCATAGCAGACAGTGCCTGATGTGTGGGGAGACATGGTGTGACTGTACCTGTGGTCATATCCTGCACGGCCTCGTCCATCAGTTCACGGAGGATGAGCTGGAAGTTATCAAGTCCATGATCCTCTTTGATACAGACCCAGTGTACCAGCAACTGCTTGACTTCGAGGGCATCGGTAAAGAACTCAAGCAGATTGCAAACTAACCGGCAGGTATCAACCTGTCACCAACCAAAGGAGAAATGTCATGGAAAATTGTAAAGTCGTGAAGGTAGATGGTGAAGTGTTTGTTGGTAAACTCGATGGGAACCAACTGTCGCTGGCTATGCCGGTGACCGGTGACCTGACCACTGAGCTGACCCGCTCGCAGATCGGGGCGTACCTCACCAAGAAGAACCTGTCCGAGCTGGTCACTGTCGGCCTCGGCACCACGAGTGCAGTCATGACCCGTGGATTCAACGATGATGAGCTGGTCTTGATCGCACAGGCCAAGATGTTGTTTGACCGGGCCGAGCGTCAGGCTGTGCTCAAACTTGTCAACAAAGAGTTCGCCTCTCTGTTGGGAAAGTAGACGGGGTACAGGTACAGGCGGGGCCAATCTTTGAGGTAGATGCTGACCCAATCACATCTTACTACAAGGGTAGGCGACCACCTGTATCCCCTACGCCTGTCGCGTCCGAGGAGATGCTCGGCAAGCGAGGCGAGTATCGGTTTCAAACCGGCTGTAAAGGTGAGGAGCTGGATACCCCGTCCGCCCCGTACGTGATCCGAAACCTCGCTGACTCCACCCTGAAGAAGGCACTGGAAGAGTTGGAGAACTTCGACCGCTCGTCTGCCCGTGACCTAAAGAGCAGGGAGATTAGAACGGAGATCACCCGTCGCTACAATGGCGGGAGTCGGTATGACAAGGTGACAGCTGATGATCCTTGTCCGTCCGATGAGGAGTTGATCAGGAAGCTCGGACTTTAATTGTCCTGTGCCACACATTTTTTGATAATCTTATTGACCCTGATTATATCATGTGGTATAAGGTATATCTATCTGTGTGTGGCACCATACTAGCTAGGCTGGCTCAGCCTAGCTCCTAGAACGAAGGGAGATTGCCTATGATTAAACCCACGATTAACCGATTGAAGTTAGCCAACCCCGGCTTCTTCGATCCCTCGCTTGGTCAGCGTGGTGCTATCAAAGACCACAGGATCGAGCGAGAAGAAGATGGATGGAAGCTGAAGTTGAGATCGCTACATGACACGTATCCGGTCTACAGCATCAGCGCCACCTTTGAGCTGTCTTATTGCAGACACGGGTGGTAACTCGAACAGCGGGGTCTGCTCGTCAGACCCCGCACCTTTTGAAAGGAGATGCCTATGAAAGGCAACCTCGTATTGACTCCGTGGACGACCGACAATGCACCGGCACGGGTCAAGGCAATCCTTGCGGCACTGCACCGTACTCAGGCACAGCTCGCTGACGTACTGGGTGTGTCGTTTGCCACGGTCAACCGGTGGTGCAACGGTAAGACTGTGCCCGACAGCCGCAGTCGTGTCATGCTTGAAAAACTTGAGGCGACGTATGTCAAGAAAGAGGACTCGGCTGAGTAAACGCCGACCCAAACGAGAGAAAGGAGCGAAGGTTTTGGGTTGGTGTGCACACCACGAGAAGCTGGTGCACACCGACAAATTTGACAGCCAGTGTCGCACTGCCAGTAGTGGCAAGCGATGCCGGTACTTTACTTACCGGATTCCCGGTTACATTAACGTAAGGAGATAGACTATGAGAGCAAGATGGTATGACGAAAGTACATGTTACACCCGCCGCGAAGCGATGCGAAGAGAAGCACGCGCTCGCCTCGAAAAGGCCATTGGTCTGACCAGCACCCCGACAATCAATGGCATCCACCTCAAACGTGGTTGTGATCTCCGGGCCTCTCTCGAAGAGAAGGCACTGGATTGTAGCACCTTCGCCAAGTGGACAGCGTTCGTCAACCGTGCCGGTACGCTGTGCCACCTCGTCCCGAAGGAAGGGGATATCCACATCAGGATTCCCCTGTACTACTCGACCCTGTCCTTGACGGACAACAAACTCAAGGCGATGTTGTGGTCTCACCTTGAGGGGCGTGTCAGATGAGCACCATCCAGTACGACCCATATAAACCCAAGACGATCAAGGTACCCTGCATGAAGTGCGGGGTACCTACCAAAGTCGACGTGCCTTATAACTTCAAAGGTACGATCCGGAAGTTCTGTCCGTTGTGCCACAGCAACATCGACAGAACTCATTCTATCTTTGACCCCGTCATAAACTCTGACGGATGCAGGAGGAAATAACCATGAAAAAACTTATTGTATATCTGGTCGTTCTGATCATCGCCACTGCCCCTTGTTATGCGGGGCGTGGCAACGGCAGTGATGCCGGTAACTCAGGACAAGGTGGTGGCCATGGTGGCCATGGTGGGGGTAACTCCGGTGGTGGAGTCGGTGGTGTCGATGGTGGTAACCAAGGCAACGACTCCGGCAACGGCAACGCAGGGGGCGGTAACGGAGGCTCCAATGGTTCAGGTGGTAACGGTGGTAATAATGGTGGCGGTGGTTCTGGTGGCTCTGGTAACGGAGGTGGCTCAGGTTCGGAAGGGAACGGTGGAGCCGGTGGAGGCTCTGGTAGTGGTGGCTCTGGTGGCGGCGATAGTGATAGTGGCGGGGGCGCTGGTGCTGAATCTGGTGGTGCCCCAGTAGGTAGCCTCGTATCTGACGGGTGCTACGATGATCCGGTAACTGGTGAGCGGGTCTACCCGCAACCCGGCGACGACTTCTGCTACTAGGAGACCACTATGATTCTAGTTACCCTCGACTTCGAGACAGCATACGGTAAGCACCCCGAGACCGGGGAGAATATCACGCTGTCGAAGATGACCACCGAGGAGTACGTCCGTCACAAGCACTTCAAGATACATGGCGTCGGTGTGAAGTGGGAAGATCGACCGCCTGTGTACTGGTACGGAGACCTTATCTATGACAGCCTCCCCCAGCTACCGTGGCATGAGATCGCCCTGCTCGGGCAGAACACCCTGTTCGATGGGTTCATCCTGCATGAGCACTTCGGTATCCACCCCGCCATGTATCTTGATACCAAGTCGATGACTCGCCTGCTCTTTCCACAAGAGCGGGCGAGCCTGAAGTACATCGCCCAACGCCTGAAGATTGGGGAGAAGGGCGATGAGCTGGTCAACACCATGCACAAGTGGGAGCTGACTGACGAGGAGCAACGTGCGCTTGGTGGCTACTGCGCTACCAATCAGGACTCGGACTGCAACCTCACCTACCGTGCATTCCAGATCATGAAAAAGTATGTTCCGGTTGAGGAACTGAAACTGATTGACCTGACCATCCGCATGTACTGTGATCCGGTTCTCGAACTGGACAAGGGCGTACTCGAAGACCACCTCTACGATGTCACCAACAATAAAGAACAACTCCTAGCCAGTGTCGGGCAGGACATCAAGGCACTGCGTAGTAACCCACAGTTTGCTGATCTCCTCCGTGCCCACGGGGTAGAGCCACCGACCAAGATCAGCAAGACCACAGGCAAGGAGACTTATGCCTTCGCCAAAACAGATGAGGGGATGACTGCCCTGCTTGACCATCCGAAACCAGAGGTGCAGGCTCTGGCCATGGCTAGGATGGGTGTGAAGTCATCTATCGAGGAGTCCCGAACCCAGCGGTTCCTCGGGATCGCCGAGCGTGGCCCTCTCCCTGTCGCCCTGCAAATCTATGGGGCGGCCAACACCCTCCGATGGTCAGCACTGGAGAAGCAGAACTTGCAGAACCTCCCCCGTGGTGGTGAACTGCGTCGTTCTATCTGTGCTCCTCCGGGTTACCGTCTGGTTGTCGCTGACCTTGAACAGATCGAAGCCCGTGTGTTGGCGTGGATCGCCGGACAGGATGATCTGCTTGAGGACTTCGCCGCAGGTAAGGACGTCTACTGTGGCATGGCAACCCGTGTCTTTCAACGAGACATCACCAAGGCTGACAAGCTCGAACGTCAGCTCGGCAAGGCACTCGTCCTTGGATGTGGCTATGGTATGGGATGGCTACGGTTCGGTGGGTTCCTAGCGTCTGGCCCACTCGGTGCTGACCCCATCCTGTTTGATGTTCCCTTTTCCGAAACCCTTGGCGTCGCTCTGTATGACCATGTGCTGAATGACTCAGGCAGGATCGTAGCTACACCAAAGATCGACATGGAGTTATGCGCCAAGACAACCACCAAACTACACGGCGATGATCTGCTCGCTCACGCTGTCTGCTCCAAGTTCCTGATCGATATGTATCGTGGTTTGAACAAGCAGATCAAGGCGTACTGGCGCACCGGGGAGAAGATTCTCCGGGCCATGCACGCTGGCGAGAAGAAGGAGTTCGGTGTGCTGACGACCAGTCAGGACAGGCTCCACCTACCGAATGGCACAGCTCTGCACTACAAGAACCTGCGCATGATCGAGACCGATGACGAGGACGGTGGCACCCAGTGGGTGTACGACGGACTCAAGGGCAGGGGCAGGGACACTCAGTATATCTACGGGGCCAAGCTGGTGGAGAATATCGTGCAGGCTCTAAGCCGGATCATCCTAGCTTACGGTATGCTTGAGATCAGCAAGCGTTACCGTGTCGTGCTGACTGTGCATGACGAGGTTGTGTGCGTCGTGCGAGAGGAACAGGCCGATGCGGCACTGGTTGATTGTTGCCAGATCATGTCCGTACCTCTGCCTTGGTGCAAAGACCTACCACTAGCCGCATCCGGTGATGTGGCTATGAACTATGCGGAGGCGAAATGATAATCAAATGTGACTACTGCGGGAACGTAGCAGACCATGTCACAGGTCGGGAGATTTATCCGCACCGGAGTGACCTGTGGCACAAGAAGTTCTATCACTGCGAACCGTGCGAGGCATACGTCGGGTGTCATGAGAAGACAGGCGAACCGTTCGGCAGGTTGGCGAACAAGACCCTGCGCCGATGGAAGCAGATCGCACATGAGAACTTCGATCCCCTATGGAAGTCCGGCCTGATGACCAGAACCCAAGCGTACAACTGGCTGGCCTACAGTCTGGACATCCACTCAATGGACTGCCACATCGGCATGTTCAGTGTCGAGATGTGCCAGAAGGTGGTCGAGGTTATGAACAACGAAAGGAAACGATATGCCCAGTTCAGGTAGGCTAGTTGCCTGCCCCCACCAGCAGTGGGAAGTGAAGGGCAAACCGCGTGAACCAGCGGTGCTGATACCACTCGACCGTTGCCTATACAGGCTACGCTTTGCGTCCCTGACGCACGATCACTTCGAGAATGGATGTCACCTATGCCCTACCGGGATGTCATGGTTCAGAGAGGAGATGATGGATGGCTAAACGGAAGGCTGTGTGCCTGAACTGTAAGTTCAACAACGGTGAAGATGTGAAGTCAGGGAGCTTCAAGAAAGTAGACTACCGTCTTTGCCAACGCTACCCACCCCCTCACCCGCAGGTCAGGGTATGGGATTGGTGCGGGGAGCACGTCATGTTTGACGAGGAGTGAGACAGATGCCATATGAGGACAACAGACCCAAGGTCATGACGACGTGTCCGTTCTGCGGAGCAAGGCAGGACATGGACAAACTGCACACCAGATTCTATGTGTGCAAAACCACAGCCAGCCGTGACACCGGCGACTACTACCGGCGTTGCGGGGGAAGGAGAGGTAAAGTAGATGCCACTCAAGAAAGGGAAGAGTAAGAAGACTATCGAGGCCAACGTCAAGAAGCTGATCGACGAGGGCTACCCACCCAAGCAGGCTGTTGCCATCGCCTACGAGCGGGCTGGCAAGAGCCGTAAGACAAAGAAGAAAGGAGACTGACCATGACTATTACGGCGAAGAACTATGCTGCGAGTGCACTCCATGACATGCGTGCTATTACCAGAGCACTGATCTCGGACGACAGCTTCCGCCGGGACATTACAAACATTCGGATGCTTGGCGGCATCATTGAAAACGCACAGCATTTTTCTTTGCCGGATGGCGGCAGGATACTCGACGCCAAGATGAAGGGTCTATATGGACGAGACCTGAGATTGCCCTACCAGTACACGACTATCGAATACTACCAAGAAGAACCTGATGGTGAGTTCCCCAACAACCTGATCTTGGCCGCCGAGTTCCCGCTGGAGGAGTATGAATCTGTCCGCAAAGTCTTCCCTGATATGGAGTCGGGAGACATATTCATTCTTGTTTCCTTTATGTCGAGAGTCAATGCCTATGACAGCAGGCACGAGGAGATGAGTGAGCGGGGGAGAAGGTTCTACCATGGCAAGTGGTACCCGTCTCCGTTCGCTTGGGTTATGCCATCCAAAAACCTGTGGGGTGAGAGGCGAGAGGATTCCGTGGGGATTCGGTGCCGTCCTATCCCGCTGTTACCGGATACGATATGCCGGAGATATGGTCTGTCGGAGCAGGAGATGCTCGATCTCATGGCCTTGACACCCCACAGCCAGCCGACCAACGAAATGGAATCCGATATGATCGAGATACTCCAGAGTATGCAGACATACTGTTACTCGGTGTTCGAGCTGTGCGAAGCCTTGACCTGCTCGAACATCAAGGCTGAGGTGCGGGAGAAGATCAGCCCCAAGGTTCAGCGGAAGAGAGAGAAGAAGGGTAAGATGCCCCTCTTCGAGACCAAGATACTGACAGTCGACATGGAAGGGAAGATGTCAGGGAAGGGAGAATACCAAGGTGGAACCCACGCCAGCCCACGCCAGCACCTGCGGCGTGGTCACATTCGTCGGTATCAGAGCGGCCTGCAAATATGGGTGAACTCCTGTGTCGTGGGCAGTGATACCAATGGCAAGATCGACAAGCGTTACAAGCTAATATAGGAGGTTGACCTTATGAAGTTTATGGGATATGTTGCGTGTGTGTTCTTGGGATTCTTGGCCGCTGTGCCGGGGATCATGAACCACAAGGATACAATCAACGAACTACAAAACGAAGTTACCGAGTTACAGTCTGACCTAGCTTTTTGCGACAGTGAACTCCAGCGGGACGATGCCATATTTATGAGCATCTTTGGAGACGACTGGAACAGAAGCAAACCGATGTACCGGACGCAAGTCAAGGTGTCGGCATACTCCTCCCGGGTCGAGGAGACGGACGATAGTCCACACCTCACAGCCAATCAGGTGTATGTACGCAGGGGAGTCGTCGCTCTCAGCCCCGATCTGTTTGCTTTGGGCATCGAGTATGGTGACGTGATCTTCCTCAGTGGGTACGGCCTGCTGTATGTCGAGGACACCATGCACCCACGTAAGCGGAAGCAGGTGGATGTGTGGATGGCAGATACCAAGGCGGCAAACCTGCACGGTATCAACCCGTCAGCTACATTGATATGGTTTGGGAAGGGGGAGTCTTATGGCATTAACTAAGAAGCAGGTTGAGATAATTGACGCCCTTCAGAACGGCGGGCATATCTGGAAAGCCGCCAACACTTATTATATTGCCCGTGTCGTTGGTGAGAACCAGCACGGGCATAGGGTATTCAAGTCAGATTTGCTACCCAAGAAAACATTCGATGCCCTGATGGAAAAAGATATGTTGGAGCCTGAGTATGTAAAGGGTAGCAGCTTCAGCATCGCCAAGAAGAAATGGAGGCTCAAATGACAGACCCGAGGCCGAAGAATGCCAACGGCAAACCGTTCAGCTGGTCGTACTCTGCGATCAATGACTTCGATACCTGCCCGTATCAGTACGCCGCCAAGCGGTTCTATGAATCGGTCAAGTTCGAGCACACCGAGGCCACCCTGTGGGGTGACCGTGTCCACAAAGCCAAAGAGAATCGTCTCAAGCATGGCACACCCTTGCCCGCTGACTTCCCGAAAGAGTGGGAGAGGTACTGCGAGGTGTTCGAGAAGAGAGCCACGCAGGGCATGAAGCTGGTGGTCGAGGACGAGATCGCCTTCGACATGGACGGCAACCTAACCAGCTGGTTCTCCAAGCAGGCGTGGGCACGCAACAAGGTTGACGTCCTTCTCCTGCGGGATGACACCGCATACATCTACGACTGGAAGACTGGCAAGGTTCGTGAGAGCCTGCTCCAGCTTCAACTCAGTGTGTGGTTCATCGGCCAGAAGTATCCACACATCCAGAACTTCGTATCCAAATTCATCTGGCTCAATAGCCTGACCGTGACCGGGCAGGACTTCACCCGGGCCGAGCACATGCAGGGCATCGAGGACATGCTCCACGAGAAGCTGAAGCGCATGACGACAGCATGGCGTACCAAAGTATTCCAGCCCAAGGAGTCCGGTCTTTGCCGTGGTTGGTGCCCCGTTGAGGAGTGCCGCTTCTGGAAGGAGAAACGATGAAAGATGAATGGTATGACAACGTGAGCGTACGCACGCGGAATCTACTGGCTAATCTATACGGCCCAGCTCTCCCCAGTGCGGACAAGGTAAAACAGGATATAGCTGATGGTGTATTAGCTATAAGAAACAAGCCATTCACATTCAACGAAGTACGTATCCACAACTTCGGTATTAAAGCCCGTAATGAATTGATGAAAGTACTAGGTGTGGAGGCTATGGTGACGGGGCGTGCATTTGATAGGCAGGTAGGTGGCGAGCACTATAAGCATCTGAAGATTCAACCGACAGAGTTCATCGAGCGGAATGGTCTGTCGTTCCTCGAAGGCTGCGTGGTCAAGCGCATCTGTCGGCATCGGGGGAAGAACGGACGCGAGGACTTGGAGAAAGCCAAGCACGAGATCGATATGTTGATTGAACTTAACTACCCACAAGGAGACAATGATGAGCCAACGCAAGGACAAAGCCATGCGGAAGGTAGCGAAGGAGATGAGCGAGGAACTCATACCTCGGTTAGCCCAGAACACGAACGAGGTTATACTCTCCATGCAACAGACTTGGCCAAGGGAAGACAAGGTGCAGTTCTGCCGGTGGTTCCTCGGTCTTGACTCGACTGAAGCACTGATGGCGGAACTTGGCGAAGCACCCGGGGATGACCCCAACCAACTAGAGTTTGACTTTCAAGGAGGCAACGATGCAGAAGAAAATGAAACTACAGGCGACACCGGCGACACTGAAGCAGAAGAATCCGGAAGCGGAAGCGGAAGCTCAATCCACTGAGGAGAAAGTTCCTGAGCTGACCGCAGAAGAGTTCGAGGCACAGTGCGAACTTCGCAACGAACTCATCCGTCGTCGGTTCTATCTGTTCGGCACCCTGTCTGAAGAGGCGGGCGAGGTGGTGCAGGTGATCGGCAAAATCCTGCGCTTCGGGGAAAAAGACAGCCACCCCAAGACTGAGAACATCCCGAACATTCAGCTGCTTCACAGTGAGCTGAACGACCTGTTCGCCGTGGCGCTGGAGCTGGGCTGGAAGCCTGACACCGTGGCGGTGAAGGAGAAGCAGGCCAAGGTCGAGAAGTATTGGCAATACGCAAAGGCAGGGGGCAGCCGTGGCAACAACTCCTGAAGGTAAGGTCAAGGCCAAGGTCAAGGCTCTGCTGAAGCAGTACGGAGCATGGAGCTTCATGCCGGTGTCGGGCGGCATGGGTGCTCATGGAATCCCCGACGTGATCGCCTGCCACAAAGGTAAGTTTATCGGGATCGAGTGCAAGGCACCCGGTAAGCGAAAGAACGTAACAGCACTCCAGAAAATGCAGCTCCAAGGTATACGGAATGCTGACGGCAAGACCATGGTGGTAGCCGACCCAGTCGATTTTGAGATTCTTGAAATCTGGCTGAACAGAGAAAAGATATGACGCAAATGATTAGGGTCGTCAAAGACCACATTGTATTCCCGGCCACTGACATCGAGAAAGTCAAGCGGTACTTTCCTGATGTCAGGACTGGGGTTGTAAACGGGCAGAGTCTGTGTGCAGTGCCCCATACCATCAATGCCGTGCGTCTGTTCAGGAACGCTGGCAAGGATGTGCCTACGCCGTTGACCACGCAGTACAACTGGCCGGGGCGGTTCACTCCTTACCAGCACCAGCTCACGACGTCTGACTTTCTCGCTCTCAACATGAGGGCGTACTGCCTCTCAGGTATGGGCACCGGCAAGACCAACGCCGCACTCTGGGCTGATGATTTCCTGAAACAGCGGAACGAGATCGGCAAGACCTTGATCTGTGCTCCGCTGTCCACACTCGATCGGGTGTGGGCGCATGAAATTTTTCAGACCCTGCCTCACCGTACCTACCGCATCCTGCATGGATCGAGGGCAAAACGGCGAGACCTGCTGGAAGATGATGTCGACTACTTCATCATCAACCACGATGGTGTCAGCATCATCGCTGACCTACTAGCCCACCGTGATGACATCAACCACTTCATCCTCGATGAGATGGCCGTCTATCGCAACAGCCAAACCAAGCGATGGAAGCTGATGTTCGAGATCATCAACCGGCAGGGTATCGCCCGATCGGCATGGGGGATGACAGGTACCCCAACACCGAACGCTCCGACCGATGCGTACGGGCAGATCAAACTGCTCACACCCGAACGGTTCCGTGGTGGCTTCCGCAAGTTCAGGGACGAGACCATGAATCAGGTGACCCAGTTCCGCTGGGTGCCACGGGCACGGGCAAGCCAGTTCGTACACGAACACATGCAACCGTCGATCCGGTACGCCCTGTCCGACTGTATTGATCTGCCAGAAACCATCTATTCTGAGCGGGAAGCCCCGCTCACCATGAACCAGAAGAAGGCACACGACGAACTACTCAGGGAAGCTGTGACCTTGGTCGGTGAGTCTCAAGTGTCCGCTGTCAACGCCGGTGTCCTGCTCAACAAGCTGGTACAGGCGGCCTGTGGTGTCATGTACGGGTCATCTGGCGAGGTGCTTGAGCTGGACTTCGGCCCCAGACTCGCAGTGTTGAAGGAGGTGATCGAAGAATGCGACGAGAAAGTGATCGTGTTCGTACCCCTGACTGGTGCCTTGCGTGCCATCGACCGAGAGCTGAGCAAGGACTTCACGACTGCCGTTGTGGACGGCTCGGTATCAAGCAACCAGAGGAACCAGATATTCAGACAGTTCCAGATGGAGCAGAATCCGAGAGTCCTGATCGCAAACGCGGCAACCATGGCTCATGGTCTCACTCTCACAGCCGCGTCGGCAATAGTGTGGTATGCACCAGTCCACAGCAACGAGACCTACACCCAAGCGAATGCCCGGATCGTGAGACCGGGGCAGACGAAGACTACCAACATCGTCCATATCCAAGCGACGAGTGCTGAGCGTAAAATCTACGCAACCCTGCGTGACAGGGGCAAATTGCAGGATGTCGTGTTGGAGCTGGCGAAGGAAGGAGGTAAATAGTATTGTGCTTGACAAGTAGTAGCTATCTGTGTATGGTAACATACACCAAACAAGGAGGCATCTTATGAATATGGATCAGCTCACCGGAAAGTATATCGAGCTGAGGGACAGACGTAGTGCTCTGAAGAAGCAGTATGATACAGAGGATGGCAAGCTGAAGGTTATGATGGAAGCCATCGAGAAAAAACTACAGGCTGACCTCGACGCGATTGGTGCCAAGCAGGCCAAGACCGAGCACGGCACCGTGTTCAAAACCTATAAGGAGTACGCCAACGTGGCGGACTTCGATGCCATGCTTCAGTTCATCATCGAGCATGAGGCGTGGGACATGTTTGAACGGCGTGTCAGCAAGACCGCTGTTCGTGAACGGATGGAGCCGACGAAGGATGAAGGCTACCGTAACCCGCCCCCACCGGGGGTCAATTTCGTACGGGTCGAAACCGTACAAGTGCGAAGGAGCTAGACTATGAGTACTGGAAAAGATGTAGTAATCGTGCCCGAGAACATCCCTGCGTATCTCGCCACTGCGGGCCTTGCCCGAGAAATGAACGCCGATGCAGCCGCCGGTATCAGCACGGGGTTCCCGCCTTCGATCCGGATCAAGAACGGCAAGTTCCGTCTGGTCGATGGTGCAGGGGAAGAGGAGATCGTCAAGCCGTCTCAGCTGGTCGAAGGCCAGTTCCTCGACATGGTGGTTCTCCGGGCCAAGCCGGGGTTGAACAAGGTCTGGTACGCCAAGCCTTACGATCCCAGTGCCGAAGCATCCGCACCGGACTGCTTCTCTCTCGACGGCATCAAGCCCGACCCCAGCGTGCAGGCACCGCAGTGCGCCAACTGTGCGTCCTGTCCGCAGAACGCATGGGGTTCCGGTCGCAACCAAGCCGGTGAGGCGACCAAGGGTAAAGCCTGTAATGACAACAAGATTCTCGCTGTGCTGTATAAGGGCGGGGTCTACCAGTTCAAGATTCCACCGGCATCCCTGAAGAACTGGGCCGTGTTCGTGAAGAACCTGTCCGCTCGTGATGTGCCGCTCGGTGGGGTGGTGATCTATGTGTCGTTCGACGATGACTCTGACTTCAGCGTGCTGAAGTTCCGCGTCGGTGGCTTCATTCCCGAGGCGGCTATCCCCAAACTGATGGAGTATGTCAGCTCTCCAGAAGTGGCTGAGATCGTCCAGCCCACCGTACCGGCCAACCCTCCAGCCAATCAGCCCGGACGTGAGGTCGAGCATAAACCTGAGCCGACTCCTCCGCCGGTCGATGTCGCTGATGTGTTTGGTGAGGACAAGCCGCAGTCTGAACCGACTCCTACTCAGACTGTGACAGCCGATGCGACTCTCACTGAGCTGAGGGCACGGGCCAGTGAGCTGAAGATCAAGGGCCGCTCGAAGATGGACGCTGACGAGTTGGCCGATGCCATCTCTGATGCCGAAGCCGCGATGGCCAAGCCTGAGCCTGAGCCTG